ATGAAGGAGTAAATGCAAAGTATATGCTTCTTTGGTGTGATAGGTTGAAATTATACCTTGTAGACGCTTGGGATAATATAGTCATTTATACCGGAGGTCCGGTTCAAAACAGGGATTATTGCCAAATGATTAAGTCCGCATCCGAAATAAACACTTTCGGCTTTGAGAATAGGATAGTAAAAACAGGAAAGAACTCGCTTGAAGCGGTAAAAGACTTTTCTGATGAGAGTATGGATTATGTCTATATTGACGGGGATCATACCTATCGGGCAGCATTAAACGATATGAAAGCTTGGTATCCCAAAGTAAAAAAAGGAGGTATTCTTGGAGGACACGATGTAGCAATGGAACAGGTATCGGCTGCTTTGGACGATTTTATTAAACTCAACGGGATAGCAAAGGAAATGTTCGGCAAGGAAGACGGGTCAGAGGGAAGAAGCGACTTTTGGATATATAAATGATTGAATTATTAAGCAATTAAATGATTAACCTACTATCGTTAGCGGTCTTGGCAGCATACAAAAAAGCACAGGAAATTGGTTGCGCTGATACAAAGAAAGCAACCACTTCCCCTTGGCATAAGAAGTTTGAGAAATATGGTATAGAGGGCAGCACTATGAAGTCAATATGGCGTAAATGGAGGAAAAATGTATATTGCTTTAATCATCTTGGTTAATCTGCTGTTTTATCTTAAAACCTTGCAATATCAGGGGATATGCGACGATATTCCCGTGTTTGCCCAAAACATAAAGATACCCGGCGGTCTATGGATGAAGTTTTGGTATCATTGGCACGGCAGAAAATATACCTCCTATAAGCTAGCCCACGCAATCACTATCTCAATACATACCATAAACTGTATTTTAATCTACATAGCATTCGGGATGAATTATACAAGTTTATTGGCTTCCATACTCTTTGCGGTAAATCCTGTAAATAATCAGGGGTCTATGTGGATTTCAGGCAAAGGATATTCCACCAATACTATGTGTGCTTTATTGATGTGGATGTTCCCTTATTTCTCAATAATACCGTATTGTTTCGGGACTTATTTCTGCGGTCCTTCATTGGTGTTCTTTCCTTTGGTTTTTCTTTTCACGAATTATTGGTATTTGAGCTTTCTTGTGATAATCGGGCTTTTAAGGGAGAAGGACAGGATATTCAATAAGAAAGACCCTGCCTCAAAGTTTAACACAGAGTCCAACAAGGAACTCCTATCAGTTAAGCCGAGAAAACTGATCATAGCCCTAAAGAGTTATGGGTATTACTTTATCAACGCCTTATCTGCAAGGATATTAGGGTTTTATCACAACTACTTATTCTTACACGGGGTATGTGAAGCGGAAAACAAGAAAAGCTATATCATAGACAGGTATTTCTTTATCGGTATCTTCTTGGCAGGTGCAGTCTTATACACAAGGGATATAGGATTGGTATGGTTCACTATCGTAATAGCCCAATGGTGCAATTTCATATCCTTTAACCAGACTATCTCAAACCGCTATATCTACTTGGGGAATGTGGGCTTGATGTATCTTGTGGCAAGGATATTGATAAACTTCCCTATTCTCTTGGGGGCGTTATTGGCATACTACATAACAAAACTAATCTTCTTCACGGTTTTCTACAAAAATGAGTATTGGTCTATTGAGTATGCCTGCATAGAACAGCCGGACTTCTTCTATGAATGGCAGAACAGGGCAGTATATTGTTTCCACAACAAGAATTATCACGGGGCAATAGGAAACCTCAACAAGGCGAATGAATTAAGACCCAAAGATTGGAAAGTCCTCTACAACACCTCACAGATATATCTGCTTTTAGGCAATATGAACTCGGCAAAGAAATACTACGAAGAAGCAACACAATGCACCATAGACGGAAGGGAGGAAATAATCAACAAGTTAAATAAACGCTTAAAGAGCTGGATAGACGAGATAGAAAACCAAGCCAAGACAAACAATAACCAAGTCCAAATTGATTTAGGAAAGTTTGACTTACAAAGATAGGGGGAAGAAATGAGAACCTGTAAGTTTCCCGGCTGCATAACCATATTAAGCAAGCACAACGGAGACAGGAACTACTGCTTTACCCATTCAAGAAAACTCGCAAACAACAACATAGAAAAAGATAGTCTTGGATATTATACCATAAAAACCAAAGCCATTAAAATAAATAAAGGCAAAAAGACCAAGTGGAAGAACACAAAAGAAAAGGTAAGGATAAGCAATTACTCACTAAAACAACTAAAAGACCTTGTGTATGAAGATTAAAAGACTAGACATAGAAGTAAATTATATCCAGCTATGCCCTTATTGTAAGAAGCGCAGGATAATAAAAAAGACCTGTGGAGACTTCAAATGCCAATACGAACACAGGATAAAATGGCTAAGAGAATACTGGGATAAGCATTACCGCAAGTCAGACCGCATCAGAAGCAACAGACGAGACATACACAACATATAGTATATCCTACCTGAAACCTTACTAAATCTTGTTATCATTGGTTGATTTTTAGCCCATTTTGTGGTAGTATGATTATTAATGAAAGGCGACATACCACCACTTCGCTAAATAGTATTGAGTGTGGCTAGCAAGATCAACAACATCTATGACATACGCTGTCTAAAAAGGGTCTTTCGTCTAGCCACACTTACTTATTTAATTATTTAATTTATAATTATATTATTATATATGCCTAGACCACCCCTATACACAAACCCAGAAGACCTTCAAAAAAAGATAGATGAATACTTTACTGTTGGTAGAAAAACAAACAGGGCAGATATTGGTTCTAAGGGTTCTCACAATTATATAGAAGTTCCTATCATAACTATAACGGGCTTAGTAAGATACTGCGGATTTTGTAATAGAGCCAGTTTCTATGACTACGAAAAAAAGCCGGAGTTTTCCCACACCATAAAAAGCGCAAGAAATAGGATAGAAGAAGTATATGAGGAGCTATTACAAAGAGGGTTAGGGGCAGGGGCTATATTTGCTCTAAAGAACTTTGGTTGGAAAGACACTCCATTAATAGACCAATCACAGCATACACACCTTACATTAGTAAAGGATGCCCTTGTCAAATCAGAGGATATGGATGGAACAGGTCACTTTAGACAAAGAGAAGATACAACAAGCAATAAATAAGGCAAAACAGAACCTTGTTTCTTACAGGCACATCGTATTAAAGAACAGCAACGATGATGTAGCACCGGCTTCTTTTCATTATGAGTGGTCGGATTTATTATTAAACGGCAAGGATCATTGTGTAGTGGAAGGGTTTAGAGAGAGCGCTAAGACACAATATATATTAAGGTCTTTTTTGTTATATTGTCTTAATTTTCCAAGCAAGGAAAGAGATTACATAGTTTTAATAAAGAAGAATGCTACTCTTGCCAACAACAAATTGCACGAGATAGAAACAGAATATCATACTAATCCTCTTATTTCTGCTAATTGTGATGAGATTTTAGAGGAGTCTGGTCAAGTATTCAGCGTAAATGCTTTAGATGAATTCGGGCAAAAGGTTAATGTTCGTATAGAAGCCTATGGCAAGGGCGCTTCAATAAGAGGACTAGCTAATATAGACCGCAGACCCAAGATAGTTATCATAGATGATCCACAGGATTTAGAAGATGCCAACTCGGAGACAGTTAACGAAACGGACTGGGAATGGTTCTTGGGGGATGTAGTATTCTTGGGGCAATCTACCCGCATATTTCTGATGGGTAATAATCTTGGTGAGAAGTGCATTATAGAGAGATTATTCAACACCGGGGGGAAGTTAGAGAAGATTAAGTTTGTTTCCAAGCGTGTAAGCATATTAAACGATAAACAAGAGAGTGTTTGGGCGGATAAATACACGAAAGAAGATATTGAAAAAGAGAAAAGGGATTATGAGAAATTAGGGAAGTTAGATATATGGTTAAGGGAAAGAATGTGTTTAGCCATAAATGAGGAAACAAGGTCTTTTAAGAATGATGATTACAGATATTATGCAGCTCCAAGGATATATGATATTATAAACGGATGTAGTTTATATGCTACATTAGACCCAGCGCACTCAAAGAATAAGGACTCTTGTTATAGGGCATTGACTATAAATGCTGTTGACCACGAGAATAATTGGTATATACCACGCATATATTTCCATAAACACGACTCTTATGCTCTTATGAATACTCTATTTCAAGCACGGGTTGAGTGGGGGGAGTTCGGTTTAAGGGACTTTGGCATAGAAAAAGGCGAATTTAAGAATGTTATTGAGCCTTTCTTATTAGAAGAAATGAAACGGCGAAACATATTCTTTAACATAGTTCCCATTGAACACGCAAAGATAGGTTCAAAGTTAGAGAGAATAAATATGCTTGCTCCAAGGTTTAGGGCGCACCAAATATGGTTTCCAGACAACGAACCAGATTGGGTGGTTGAGCTAAGGACAGAATTGAGTGGGGTTACGAGAAGTGAGATTAAGAGCTTATTCATTGATCTTGCTGATAGTTTGGCTATGCAGGAACAGATAGCGCAAGCGCCAGTAGGGATTATGAGTGAGAAGAACCTGCCAAGAGAGGCTATTCTTACATAAGGAGGGGGTTATGGCAGTAGGAACGACTATGGCGTTGATAATAGGTGGTGTTGTGGCTGCGGCAACTGCTGGAACTACTATTTCCGCAGCTAGCCAAGCAGAGAAGAAGCAAGAAAATGCTACGAGAGATGCTATGGAGATGCAAGATAGACAGCAAACTGCAACTTTAGCTCAGATTGAGAAAATGGATGCAGAGAGCAAGCAAGCAGCCGCAGACCTCAAGACTTCAGCAGCACAGGCAGAGGAAAGCGCAAGGGCAGAAGAACGA